CCAAACTTGCTAATATCATATCTGTAGCAGTGCAGCCAAATAACGTATACAATGATGGAGTTATTAACTATACAACAAGACATATACAGAGGTCAGTTGGATCGATAAAGCAAGCAAGTCTTTTAGATGAAGAAAGATACTATACATATAAGCCTGCGCTTTTGTGGGAAGTTTCTGGAACAGAAAACACAAAGTCTATAAACAATGAAGTAAACACGCAGTCTGCATATGTACTCAGTGCAATACCCTTAAACTCTAACCTCTCAGCAGATGTTCCAGTTGTAAAAAACAATATTGTAATTAATAATACCTTTAGTCTTGGTGAGGCAGCATACTGGATTACAAGATACAATGGTTATTTTTATTCACAAGGTGAGATTATTAAGTATGATGCAGTTCAATACAATGTGACTGGATTTGGAAATGTTTGGATAACCTCTACAGAAGATTATCAAAATTATTTTTCTAAACTACCATTTAATGGAAAGATATACCCAACTGGTCTTGTAAGAATTTATTCGGAACCAAAATACTTTGAGCAGTCTGGAGTAATTAAACTTCAAAATGGTCCAGTTGTTAAGCATGGTCGTGGACAATTTGGAACTACAGTGGTAGAGCACTCTGCTGGAATATCTGAATACTGGAAGTCTGACGACAATGTAAAAGGCTGCTACATGCTTTCTGAATACTTGTTTGACAAAAATTTGCCTGACCCAGAAATTGAGGTAACAATAGAACCAGGAGCCACACAAGCAGAAATTGATTTGCTAAAGGCTGCTGGTAAGTTTGTTTTGAGCACTGAGCCAGGAACTGGTATAAGTTCTGATGCACTAGCAAGAACATCTTCTAGAACTGGAATTATTAAAAACTTTATGTCAACTGCTCTTGTTGGAGAAATAACAACAAAGACTCAGCAACTTCCAGGATCAATTCAGTCTTCAGCACTTTCTTTAACTGGACCAAACTTTACAACAAAGCAAAAGCCAAGAGATTTTATTTCCTATGTTCATAAAACTTTACAAGGGAAAAAATATAAACATTTTGGTACAAGAATGAGAATAGTTGGAAAGATAGAAAGCAATGAGGACCGTGGCCAAACATCCAATGGATCTTCGACCTACTATGTTGTTAATGGTTCTACACCAGATAAAAATATTAATATTGCTGGTGGCTCTGGAGGAATCGCAGTAATGTTAAATCCAAAAACAAATGTTGGATACTACTTTGAAATTGCAGCACTAGGCCTTGGAAACCTATCTCAAACAGACAGAGAGACCGTTAGCAATGTTTTCTTTTATAAGGTTAAGTCTAATAATGGAATCGCAATTCCAGTAGGACTATGGGACGGGATAGCACAAATCACGGTTGATGATGGAAGGTTTACTGGCCAGTCAAGAATGTTTGCTGAGGAAAATCCAACGGTATATGACTTAGCAGTAGAATATGAAGACATAGGAAAGACAAGAAGATTCTATTTATATATGAATGGAAGACTAATAAAGACAGTCGATGATGATGATCCACTTCCAATATACTCTGATGTAGCATTGTTTACAAGAGGATCTTCAAGAATTATGTTTGAAAATGTTTATGCTTTATGTAATAACTATTCTCAAAATACATCTTTTTCTTTAGGCGCACCAGTCAACTCAGTCTTTGGAGACACAGAAATTGATGTAAATGAATCCTTTAGAAAGTACGCAGTAAGTGGTTTAATCCAAAACACATACCTATCTGGCATTGGTTCTTCAGAGCCACCAAAGTATGATATATACTTTGAAGAATTTGGAAGCATAATGAGAGAGGCAGCAGTCTTTAACTTTAAATATGACAAAGCCTATCCAGCACTAACTGCAAAAATTTCTCCTACCTTTAACAGAATAAAAGGCTACGTTGTTTCTGGATTTAGAGCGGGATCGTACGGTGCAGAATTTTTAGTGTTTAATGCAACTGACACAGCCCTAAGCCTAGATGAGACAAGCGGAAACTATTTAAGAGTTCAAGGGATTACATTTACTCAGCAGTCTGATAATAATTTAACAGTTGATGAATATTTTAATCGAAACAGTCTTGAATCAAACCCTCAGTTTGTAGCAGATAGACTGATATCTAATCCTTTTAAGTTTAAGCAAGATTATCAAGATATAAAACTTAGCAGAATGACATACGGAAAGAGAGATTTTTCTTTGGATACACAGTACATTCAATCACAGGATGAAGCATCAAGCCTAATGAAGTGGATGATTGAAAAAACAACAAAGCCAAGAAAATCTGTTGGTGTTAGAATATTTGCAATACCTACTATTCAACTTGGTGATATAGTTAGTTTAGACTATAAAGAAAATAATATAAGCATGGCATCTAGTCCAGCCAATAGATTTGTTGTTTACAACATTGAGTTTTCAAGAAGTTCGGATGGACCAGACATGACAGTATTCTTAAGTGAGGTGGTATAGTGACAACCCCAATCAATAAAAGTTCTTCGGTAGATGCAACTGCAGCAATACCAAAAGCGCAAGAAACAAAAAGCGATGATTCAGTAAAAATTGCAACCCCAGACTTAATTCTTTTTAACGATGAGGTTATGTCAATTGAGATAATGACAGACCTTATATTTGAAGACATAGGAGGATACGAACTTGCATCCATATCTAGACACGACCTTGTGAATGGTCAAAAGGTTATATACTCTCCAATTAAAAACTTAACAGATCTATATTTGCAATACAACCCAAACAATGTTTTAAGGCTTCAGTCTTCTGATTCTTATTTTAAATCTTTGTCTTTGTCTATCTTTGATCACCTTCCGTTATGTGGAACTGGATATGATCTTGTTGGCACAGACCCCGATTTGACAAAAAGAACAAAGGTTCCAAACTGCCAATCTGTCTATATAGATCCAATAACAGGAGACCTGGTTATTAATCTAATTAATGTTAAAGAAAATGAGCAGGTAGAGGTTCAGGTATTGACAAGTGGAGATGTTTTTAGTGATACAATATATCCTGGGAGTAATTAATGATAACTAATATAGGTAAAAATCTTTTAGCCAAGTATCTTGTTGGCCAGACCGAATCATACGCATCTCACATTGCTGTGGGCTGTGGGCCCACTCCAGTGGCTTCTGACGGTGTGTTTGGGGACTACTCAGGCAAGTCTTCTTTAGACTTTGAAATGTTTCGTGTTCCAATTATATCTAGAGGATTTGTCAGTGAAGACGGACTATCAAAGGTAGTGCTAACAGCAGAACTTCCAACAGAAGAAAGATACGAGATTACAGAGGTTGGTATATTTTCTGCTGCATCAAACCCAGTTGCTGGATCATTTGATAGCAGAAATATATATTCATTTGCAGAAACAGATAACTGGCTATATCAGCCATTTGGATCTGCTGCAATAGATATACCAGTCAGGTATGAACCTCTTGATGGAGAATCTGAAAACGGTATAATAAATCAAACAGTTAATGTATTTGCAACAAATGCAGACAATAGAATATTTACACAGTCAGACAGAATAGCAAGAAACGAAAGATGTAGATTTTTAAACAACATAATTGCCATTGTTGGAAATGATTCAACACTAACAACTAATCAACAAGGTAAAATACAGGTTGGAACTGGATCTAAATACATTAGGCTTAATCAAACAACTGTAGATTTTACAAAAAATAGTCCTTTGGATGAACTTAGATTGGCATTTTCTATTGTTAATAAGGTTGCTAATTCAAATACGGTCCCAGATAATGTTAAAATATTGTTAGAGTTTTCTCATACAGGACAAGACTCTAGCCAAGAATATTCAAGGTTTGAGGTAGACATCGATGATGAATCATATTCCGCTGGAACAGCATTAACATCAAAAGACTTTTCTACAAACAGATATATTGTTGAATCAAAAGCACTTAAAGATTTAAATAAGACGGACAACTTTGACTGGAGAGAAGTCTCGGTAGTAAAAATTTATGCATGCGTAACAGAGGCTGGAGTACCATCTGATATGTTTTATGTTTGTCTTGATGGTCTAAGACTTGAAAATATTACATCAACAAACTCATTGTATGGTCTTACTGGGTATTCTGTAATCAAGAGTATAGGGTCAAAGCCTATTGTAAAGTCAGCAAACACAACAAACTATATTGAATTTAGATTTGCTTTGGATGTTGGATAATGTCAGACAAAGGTATTAAGAATGTTGTTGTTAAAAAAGAATTACTTGGAAAGGTAACCTCTTCAAACTCAAGAGTTGTTAGATTTAGAATTGTTGCAGAAGATAAAAATAGAAAATCCGCATATTCAAAAATTTTTATTACTGGATCAGAGGCTGTTATAATTGGCCCAGGAGATGTCAACATTGTTGGAAATACCGTACTGACAAACTGGTCTAGTGGACAAGTCTCAACTCAAATAACTTATGATGTTTTTGCAGGTTTTGATGGGGCCGTGCCAGCATATATAGGAACTACAGCATCACAAAACTATTCATTTTTAAAAAATGGAACACAGTCTGTGAGAGTAATAGTACAGGCATCATCAATAAATCCAATACTCACAGAGGTATTAGAAGTTTATGATTCTGGAACCGTGAGTCTGGTATAATTATAATATGCCAATTTTACCCGTGCCAGAGCGAGGACAACCTTTAGACGTTACATATGTCTATCAGATTGTTAAGGCTATTAATGATCTATCTGCTCAGATATCCCCGTCAATATATAAATATGTTACCGTGGATACACCCAATGCTGGAAAGCAAAGCGTTAAGGCATCTGAGGCAAGGATTATCGGAGGGTATGTTCAGGTAACAACTAATACGACCCAAACTGCTGGATCTTCTCAGGCATTCTCTTATGACTTTCCAAGCGAATTTAAATTTGCGCCAGTGGTAACAGCAACACCAGTAAACGTTGGAAATACAGATGCTGGTAAAGATGTGACAGTTACTCTAAAGGGTGTTTCAACTTCAAAGGTTGAAGGTACAATTAAGTTTAATGCTGGAGGAGACACAAGCGTAGGCATTAACTTAGTGATTATTGGAATACCAAATTAATGATAAAATGTACAAAATGTAATGGAAGAATGTTTATAGATAGGCAGTATACAGAAATAAATAATTTAGAACTATACTGTATCCTTTGCGGTTCAAGAAAATTTTTTCATCCACCAAGTAATTCTCAGGAGGGCCAATGGCTACTAAAAAAGGAACAATTGAGAGCGAAAAGTACAATGAGTCACCTGTAATTCCAGGTAATAAAAAGGTTTGGTTTCTTAACGGTGACCTTGTAAGAGTTCATCACTTAAACAGGTCTAATGGAATAATGTCTGTTTATAATATTACAAAAGATCAAATAGAGAGTTGCTTGATTGGTGACTTTAAAAATAAAAGAGAAAGAGCATACACAGTAGGGCAGACTGCTGATCTAGTTAATCGTCATAAAAAATATATGCCAGACCTAATGAAGCGTGGAGTGATTCCATTTCCAACGGGATCTCAAAAAGGTGGGGCAAGAGGATTTCAAGTAAGATCATATTACTCTGAATCGCAAGTTAGAGAGATTCGTGATATACTTGCTTCACATCATATTGGCAGACCAAGAAAAGATAAGTTAATTACAAATGATATCACGCCTAGCAAGCAAGAGTTGACACGCAGAATGGGCGATGGTATACTTACTTATAGAAGAACTGAAGATGGGCGATTTGTTCCAATTTGGAATGAATCTATTTAGCGAAGGGTATAAAATGTCAGACAGCAATTATGTAGTAACAAATGAACCAACAAAGGTATCTGT